ACAATCTTTCCCAAGCAGCCTCTCCAAGTAATATGATCGCATCTTCTTTTTTCATTCCATGTTTCACTTCATCATAATATTTATCTTGTAATTCATATATAATTTCGTCATATGTATCACTAAATGTCTTGAAATCTGGAAGTTTTTCTACCTGTTCATTATATTCTAACACATATGTACCGTTTTCCCCACAGGTTCTGAAACTTTTGACTTTATAATTTACCAGCAGATACAGATCTTCTGGGGACGGCGGCGTACTCAATGGATGATTATGAGTAATATCTTTTCCTTTCATCATTTTAAGCTGATACTTCGTAAATTCTATAGTATCCTCATTTCCCAACTGGCAATTTACCGCTTTCCCATTGTCAAATATAACTCCAACCTCATGGTCGAACTTGCAGATTTCCGACTCGACCGTATCCACATTTTTACCCTTGAAATCATAATAGTTCGGGTTGCTTTTATTATTGTTTGTGATAATTCCCAACCGGTCTTTCGCTGCATTGTTACCATCTGCAAAAGAGGATTTCCACTCTTCATATGTCATATTGCCCGGTACATAATATGTTTTTCCATCTTCACCACGCGCTGCACGTTCTCCCGGCACTCCAAACTCATCTTCGAAGTATGGGCAGGTACACCCACGGCAGTTCGGATGGAACGGCGGAGCTGTCACACCAATTTCATACTGGCTCATTGGAAAATGTTGCCCGTCCATAGAACCACAAAGGCTGCATGTGAAACCATCCAATGTCTCTAACACCTCAAACTGCTCCACCCCAAGTTCTGCAAAACAATCCTTTTGCGCTGCATTGGAAAAGGCCGCCTGTTCTGTCATTACCAAGCGGCCCGCATTCTGTTTTGATACATTCATCTTCCGCGCCAAGGCATCAATCGTCTTCTGCGAATCAGCACCGGTGATGATATTCTGTACCATGGTGGTGTTCAATTCATTGACCAGCTTCTGTTTGTTCGTCCAGATCCGGTCTGAAAACGTTTGTCCGTCTGCCGCCCAAGGCTTATGGACCACTGTATCAATCAACCGGTCATTCGGAGATGCAAAACTCCATCCGGTTCCAATCCCCTTCTGAATCTCATAGGCAGTATGGAGAAACCCAGATTGATAAACATCACGGATTGTAGAATCAACACTATCAAGCTGATTCCCGAACATCACTTCCAATGACTGCTGCATTTGAAGCTTCAATGCCTCCAGCCGATTGATGTGTACTTTTGCGGAAGCATTTTCCAGTTCCTTCATCCACTGACCATTGATAGCATTTTCTTTTCCGTACCGTATGTACTGCTCGACATCCCATTTCAGTTCATCCAATTCACTGGAATTTAATAACCGGCGTGCTTCCACAAGAGAAATCGCGTTATTATTTGCAAAACGCTGATACCAGGCATTGATTTTCGCTTCCATCTGCCGCTGTGCTACAAGATATTGCTTTTCGATGTCTGCATAGCACTGCAGCCCTTGCTGATGCTGGGATTCCTCTATCTGCTTGAAGCGTTTTTTCCAATATACACCGTTTTTCATTCATCCTGCCCCGTATCGCCATCGTTGTTGTCCTGATTGTTATCTGTTTTATTCTGATTCGTAAATGCTCCCGAATACAGATCAGCTTTTCCTGCGCTTCTTTTTCTTCTTTTTCGATCTGCTTCAATTCTTCATCTGCATCTTCCACAAGCGGATGATTTTTCAGAATCGTCTTTTTACTTACAATTCCTACGGAATCCTTGCAGATCTGCGCCTGCTCCGTATCATTCTTGATACAGGTACGGGTCCATGTCTGGATAATCGTACCGCACTGAATGCCAAGCACTTTGCAGATTGCTCGCACCAGCCGAGCAAAGCCAAGTCGGAACTCTGTTTCCATCAATCCGGTTTTCATTTCCAAGAGCGAATACATGAATTTCAGCGCTTCACCAGACTGATTACCAAAGTTCTCCGGCTGCGGATCGAAGCCTTGCCCCTGTTCGAATATTGCCTTTCTGGTGGCTTCCAATACGCTTTTTCTTGCTTCAATCGGAATCTCAATGTTCAGCGTAGACACCGAACCACCCTCATCTCCATCTACCTTAATGGTCTTGTACTTTTTCAGATCAGATAGGAATCCATTCAGATCTTCACCGCCATATCCAGACAGCACAAAGATCAATTCCTGTATATCATCCAAATCATTGATAAAGCCGCTGTAGACCTTGTCATATACGTCTATCAGCGGCTTAATGTTGCGCAAATCATCTGTATGGATATTGTTGTTGTAAAACGGGATGAATGGTACTTCTCCGAAATCATGCCGGTAATCCGCTACCATCTCGCCACTCTCTGGATCTATGAACATATCATAGTAAGTAAGCAGTTCCAGTTCATCCCCGGTTCTCCGCCGGAATGCCTGGCACTCCGCATCCGTCCAGTATTCGTACACGGTATAATTGTCACCTGTCGCATCGTCAATATCCGGGTACATCCTCATTAGTCCGATCAGCCTGCGTTTCAGGCTACGGTCAAACACTGGGATGATCTGCTCAGATGGAACAACCGCCCATTCAAAGCCATTATCGCCCTGCCAGTAATGCACCCAGCCGATGGAAGTATTGGCAGCATTCACACACAATTCCATGCAATTCTTGGCATACTCATCACCCAAGGTTTCCGTGATGCGCTTATTGCTCGCCATACTGCCTACATCGAACAGCGGCGGTGCAGTAAAAGCATAGGATGCTTTCTGGTTTACGATCAGACCATGGAAGTTCCGGGGAATCCGGTTGTCTGCATTGCGCAGCGGATTGTCTGCTTCCTCTTTTTCCTTGTCTTTGGGTTTGTCCCGGAACAGGATGTCCGTCTCATTGCGGTAATAACGTTCTGCTATATCCGCACGCGTCACAAATGCCGCATGGCCGGGTTCATATTTTTTTATCAGTTGTTTCATTGTATCAATATCCATTGTTACCTCACTTCAAAATACCGATGCTTCCCGGCTTGCGAATAATTGTATAGCAGAAGTACCTCAGTGCATCCATTGCATGATCGTGCTGCTTCACCGGTTTATCCTCTCCACGCTCCGATGCTTTCTGATCCCATATGTACGATCCAAATTCTTTAATTGTGTTCGGGCATTGGTCACTGATTGCGATTTTCCCCTGATTCAGCAGGGATGCCACAAATCGGATACCGTCCAGTACGTCATTTTTTGCTTTCTTGATTGCATAACCTCGTTTTTTCAATTCTGCTATGAACGATGCTGCAGATGGATCAATTACAATTTTGACTGGCTTTATTCCATCGAGCCACCTCTCCAAATCATCTGCATACTCGGTATCTGTTTTCTGCCTTTCTTCATCGCGACCGGAATAATAATACTCGCGGCAGCATACCCACCGCCCGGAACGTTCTTTGCACCACAGCAGAAATACTGTTGCATTCTGCGTACCATAATCACAGGATACATAATAATTTGCATTGGTCAGATCAGCCAGACTGGAAATCACATGCTTGGCAGTGTCGAACATATCATAGATGATGCCCTCTGCCATCGCCCATAAACCAAGAATGTACCGGCGATAGAATACACCGGTGTACATACTTCGATATCGTTCTTTGATTTTCTCCGACAGGCTTAGGTTGTCATCCATCGTAAAATGCAGATATAGAATATCTTTCAATCCCGGATCGCGATTTTCTGCCGCATCTTTCTCTTTTATTTCTGCTGTTTTTTTCTTCCCAAGATATCCGGTTGCCTTATCAATCCATTCTGTCTTAAACCAGTGATATGGTCCATCCGGATTACAGTTGAACCAATACTTTGAACCATCAACGGAGCATCGTCCGGTTGCCTGGTTCACGAAACTTTCCGGCATCAGCGCAACTTCATCAAAAAAGACCCCAGCCAAGGTAATACCTTGAATGAGATCCTGCGATCGTTCGTCTTTGCCACCAAATATATAGAAATAATTGGTCACGCCGCCTCGGGAAACAATGACCAAATTGTCAGCTCTGTGATCTGCCACGGTATAACCGCGGCTACGGAGCATCAGCTTAAGCCAAAATAGTACATTTCTACGGAAAGAGCCAATTGTCTTACCACACATACCGAAATTTTCGCCGTCAAATGAGTTCATCGCCCACATAACAAACGAAAGTGACATGCTCACTGTCTTTCCGGACCGGATAGCACCATCGGCGATAATGCCATCCTTATCTTTAACAGGAGAATCCTCGCACCACCAGTTCAATACTTTGCGCTGCTTCTTTGAAAATGGCTTGAACTTG